CTTTACATGATGCACCCAAGTTGTTATCCTTGGGTAAACAAGTTAAGATTCAGGAATAAAAAACAAGCCGCCTCAACTTTAGTTGGGGCGGAATTAGCCTAGGAGCCCGATAAAATGCACCGTAATCAATCAGTAGATGTTCATCAATTTACGATGATCCCTAAGGCCGATATTCCTCGGTCGTCATTTGATTGTCAAAGTACTCATAAAACTACGTTTGATGCTGGTTATTTGATACCAGTTTATGTTGATGAGATGCTTCCCGGTGATACATTTCGGTTGAATATGACGGCATTTGCCCGTCTTAGTACGCCAATTAATCCAATCATGGATAACATGCATTTGGATAGTTTCTTTTTCTTTGTACCAAATCGTTTGATTTGGTCGAATTGGCAAAAGTTTATGGGACAACAGGCGAACCCTGATAGTTCGACTTCTTATGTTGTTCCTCAACAAGTATCACCAGCTGGTGGATACGCGGTAGGTTCATTACAAGATTATATGGGATTGCCTACAGTAGGACAGGTGTCCAATACTGGAACGGTTTCTCATTGTGCTTTTTGGCCTCGTGCATATAATTTGATTTGGAATGAATGGTTTAGGGATGAAAATCTTCAGAATTCTGTTACTGTAGATACTGGTGATGGTCCAGATACTGTAACAAATTACACTTTGTTACGGCGTGGAAAACGTAAAGATTACTTTACAAGTTCATTGCCTTGGCCTCAAAAAGGTGCTTCTGTTTCTTTACCTTTGGGTACTACTGCACCTGTTAAATCAGATGGAACATTTATTAATATGTCCTCTGACACTTTAATTAATGATAATTTGTATTCATTAACTAATGGTAATTTAGCTTTAGGTGGACATCCAAATGCTGCACAAGTTAAATTTGGTAATAATTCGGGTTTATATGCTGATTTATCACAAGCTACGGCTGCTACTATTAACCAATTACGGCAGTCTTTTCAGATTCAGAAGTTGCTTGAGCGTGATGCACGCGGAGGTACGCGTTATACTGAAATTATCCGCGCACATTTTGGTGTTATTTCTCCTGATGCTCGCTTACAGCGTCCCGAATATATCGGGGGCGGAACGTCCAATATTAACATTAATCCAATCGCTCAAACGTCAGGCACTTCTGCTAGTGGAACTACTACCCCTTTGGGCACACTTGCTGCTATGGGTACTGCCCTGGCTCATAACCATGGGTTTACTTATTCGGCTACTGAACACGGTGTAATTCTTGGTTTAGTGTCAGTTCGCGCTGATTTGACTTATCAGCAAGGTCTTGCACGTATGTGGTCAAGATCAACACGTTACGATTTTTATTTCCCAGCATTTGCAACGCTTGGTGAACAAGCGGTTCTTAATAAGGAAATTTATGTTCGTGGTGATAATAACGATAATAATGTGTTTGGTTACCAAGAACGTTGGGCTGAGTATAGATATTATCCAAGCCGAATTTCCGGATTATTTAGAAGTACTGCATCCGGAACTATAGATAATTGGCATTTGGCTCAAAAGTTTACAACGTTGCCAACGTTAAATACTAGTTTTATTCAAGATACACCACCTGTTGATCGTATTGTTGCAGTTGGTGCTGCAGCAAACGGAAAACAATTTATTTTTGATAGCTTTTTTGATGTTAAAAAAGCACGACCAATGCCGATGTACAGTGTACCCGGCTTAATTGACCATTTTTAATATGTTTGGGTCAATTGGTAACGCTTTAGGTATTACTGCTGGCGATGCTTTTAAAGGCATTGCCGGTATGGCTGGAAGCGTTTTAGGTGGTGGTTTAGATATATTAGGCGGAAGCCAAGCTAACGCAGCTAACGCCGCTATGGCGGCAGCTGCTAATGCTTTTAGTGCAGAACAAGCACAAAAGCAGATGGATTTTCAGAAAGAAATGCGTGCAACGCAGTATCAAACTGCGGTTGAAGATTTAAAGAAAGCGGGTTTAAACCCGATGTTGGCATATAGCCAGGGTGGTGCTGGTACGCCAAGTGGCGCTTCAGCTACTGGTCAATATGCAACTCAACAAAACAAGTACCAAAGATCACCTTTGGTTGCACAACAAGCACTTGGTGCTGCAAATACTGCTATGCAAACACAATTAACTGATGCTCAGATTACTGAAGCAGCTAGTCGTATTACTGTTAATGCAGAACATGC